GTACACCGAAGTCAAGTCTCAGATGGCACCCTCCGAGGTGACCCAACACTATTACACCACCACGGAAATCATCGACGGCCACGCCATCCCCCGGTCTCTAAGGGGCCAAGCCGAGTCCGGCGTCAGGTCCGGCTCCGACAGACGGCAGATGATGGCGGCGGCTCAGTATCGGCTCAGATACTCCGAGATGGCGTTCAAGAACAGAACGGCCCTCGTCTTGAACAACTGCGCCCGATTACTAAAGAAGATCCCCGGCAACGTCACCGTCTGGTCGCACACGCCTTCGGACGAGTTCTACGACGTGATCCACAAAGACAAGATTAAGGAGCCGATCAACTACCACGTTACATTCGAGCCTATTTCAGAGGAAGACGAGTATAGACGGCACGACGACTTTGAACGGCTGATCGACAAGGGCATCGTCACCCGCGAGTGGGCGCGCAAGCAAATGACCAATGTGAGTGTTCCCGACCTTGAGAAACAGGAACTCAAGGAGAGTATCAGAAACTCACCGGCTTTACTCCAAGCCGTCGAATCTCTAATGGGGGCAATGGTCAACAAGGCTGTCAGTCAGGTCATGGCGGCTGAGGGGTTGACGCCACCGATTCCCCCCGGTTCCGAAAACCCCTCAGCGCCTTCCCAACCCGGCGCTAACCCACAGGGGGGCATGGTCACCCAGAACAGACAGGTAGCCCCTCCCCGCAGCGCACAAGCCATGCAGACGCAACTACAGGGCCTTAGGAGGCCCGGAGCGACGACTATGCAAGGCCAGGGAGGCGGCGGGAGCCAAGGCCACGCCCAAAGATGAACGCTCGCGAATCTGAACTGGTCGCCTTGGTCAAGGAGCAGATCGCCCTCACTTTAGAGGTGGCGAAAGAGGTCTTTGACGAGCAGATTGCGCCCATGCTCAAGTTCGGCTCCATTGAAAAGGTCATGGAGAAGCCCTACGAGGAATGGCAGGAGAACGAGTTTATGACGGCGCAGCAAATCTTCGGCGCGAAGAAACTTGAGGACTTCATCGCCCCCAAGGAGATCGCTGATATGTACCGGCAGGAAGCGGAGGAAGTCTAATGTACAGTTGGGTTGATTCGGGCATGGCGGAGCAACTAAATAACGCCACCAGCCTATCCGAAGTCATCAATATAGTCCACCCCGATTGGTCCGCGTCGCAGAGGCAAGACATCCGCAACGTCCTGCAGTCCCAGGGCGTCACCGCCGATGCGTACCGGAACGACTGGATGAACTATGACGACCAGTATGATTCCTACGCCCAACAGTTAGCCTCCACGACCGCCGAAAACACGGCAACAACCAACAAGTACACCGGGCAGGGTTGGACTCAGGGACCGGACGGAACTTGGTATCCCCCCGGAACGCTTGATCCCGAAGATACGGGTCTCACTGATTGGGAGCGGTCGCAGATAGAGGCCGACAAGGCTCGTCTGCAATGGGAGCAGCAACAGGCCCAACAGGACGCGGCCTACCGCAATCAACAGTTGGCGATGCAAAGGCAACAGGCCGCAGCCGAGCAGGCTTATCAGCAGCAGCAGATGGCTATGGAGAAGGCCCGCAACTCCTGGTCGAAGTTCACCGACGAGAGCGGCGTGTGGCAGAAGAACCAATTAGGGGAGGTCCAATATCTGGGCGCGGTCCCCAAGGGCGAGGTCCAGAACATGCCCTCCACTTGGAGCGGTTGGGGAACCTCTTGGGGAACGACCGACAAGTACAACCCCACCACTCAGCGCATGGACACTGTGTACGGGAAAACCCCCATGTCTTACGAGGAAAACCTGGCGCAAGGGCAGTTCGCCAATTTGCCGGGAAACTGGCTCAACGTCGGCCTGATGAACCGAACGCTTCCTAATCAGGAACAGAAGTACAACACCTACGTCGGGGACACCGTTGGGCGTTTGGTAAGCGCGAAGCCCGGTTACACGCAGAACTACGACCTTCAGCAGGGACAGGCCGCAACCGGCATTACACCCGCCGGGTGGTACGACACCTCCGCCAACTCAAACGCATGGCAGCAGGGGTACGGGCCTCAGTACGGCGGGACCGGCACCGGAGAGGGCGGCGGGTATCAAACGCAGGTCGCCTCCAGGCAGGACTACGGGAATTGGAACCAGACCCAGAAGGACCAGATGGGCGGCTGGTTGGACTCGGGGATGTCGGGCTACACCCAACAGCAAGACTACTGGGACCAGATGAACCGCATGAGAGCGCCCGAGGCATATCAAGGAGTTAGCTGGAGATAAATGGCCTTCTACGATACCTGGGACGACTGGACTAAGCGGAACCTGTCTTGGACGGGGCTTAAGAACATCGCCGGTTCGGCCATCATCAAGGCTGACCCGACCCCGAACAACTGGATTGTCGGTAGCGCCTTGCCGTGGTATCAACGCAACGTCGTGGAGCCGGGGGCGTCCTATGTCACTAAGCCGTGGCAAGCCCTGACCGGCAACGCCTCGACCGCAAACAAGATCGGCAACTTCATGAACGCCGTCAATCCCGCGTCTTGGGGTTCCCAGGCGGCAGGGCAAGCCATAAGAACGCGGAGCGTCGGACCGTTAAAGCAGCCGTACCAGAACAACGTCAACCAGTATCGCAATTGGGACTCTCCGTGGGGGGTTAAAGGGGCGGCTGAGATAGTAGCTGACCCGTTGACGTGGATCGGCGCGGGAGCCGTCACTGGTGGCGCAGAGGCCGGGATTAAGGGCGCGACGAAACTTGCTACTCGGGCAGGGGCAACCCGAACCGCAGGGGCATTGGGTAGAGTCGCGGAAGGCGCGGGAAAGGTCGCCAAGATCACGACCGCGATGGAATCTCATCCCTTGGCGTCCGCGATGCACGGGCCTCAGAACGTCGAGCGAGTCTTGGCCGAGAAGGCGGCTCAGAAGGCCGCGTTGCGTGGTGCGACCGCCACGGGGACTATGCGTACACCCGAGGGGTTGGGTTACAAACTCGCCAACGCCGCAGAGGACGCCGGTACTCCGAAAGGAACCGGGAAGATATCGGGCATAGACGCCGGTAATGAGCATACACGGATATGGTACGCGCACCAGAAACTTAAAGAGTTGGGTGTTCCCCCTAACGATCAGCGTTGGCGGGCCGAGACATCAACGTGGTCCAAGTATCCCCTAAAGAAGGGGGAGACGTGGAGAGGTCGCGTTGAGACCTTGGTGGAGAAGCAGGAGAAAGACTATCAGGAGATGTTGGCGTCCAAAACTCCGTCCTTGCCAGAGGTGCCGGTTAAGGAACCTTGGCAGATGACGCGGGACGAATTGAAGGATGCGGCAACTCGGGCAAAGGCCACAGAGGAAGCCGCCGACTTGAGCGTGTTTGGATCGCAAGAAAAACTGAAGCGGTACAACTCAGCGCAACGCATGGCTCAGTCAATGGACCCCAATAGGGCGGCAGAGGGTAGTCGAATAGTCGCAGAAATGGAGGATGCGCTGACCCCGACACAGCAAGACACGCTATTCGGGGTGGGGCAGACTCACGTTGCCGAGGACTACGCAGAATTTCTTAAAGCGGCAAACGAGTTGGATATTACATCCCCCGAGGCGTTGGGTAAGTCTCTACGGTATGCCGTGACTCAGGTCGGTGACGCGGTGAACCCTGCGACCATGACACCCAAGCAGTTACGCGCCTACTACCAGATTAAGACAGCATTTGAGGAGGCAACTGCAAAGGGTTGGGAGACGTCACTCATTTCCCGCCACGCCTTTGAGGGGGTAGCGCAGAGGTTCGGCCCAGAAGATGCGGCCATGATGCTAAACCGTTTCAAGAAGGCGTACACCGCATTGCCTGAATCCGTGCAGAATCCGCTGACCGAGACCGTTACCACGGGCGCGCCCCCCATCGTGCCTCCTGGGGCATCTGGTGAGCTTGTGAGCGGGGTTACGCCCAATTCCCTCCCCATGTCGGAACAGGCGATGGTGTGGGCCAAGACGCAGTTAACCCGGTCCAAGGAAGTCGCCCGAGATGTCAAACAGGCGGTCAGGGAGTTGACGGCCAAACAGGCCGCAGCCATCAGGGAAGGCCGCAAGGTTGGCGGTGACGAAGGTTGGCAGTCGATCCGAAAGAAGGCGGGGGAGATCGACAAGGCCATCCCGCAGAATCCCGTATCAAAGGCTAATGTCGATTACCTGCGTAGGCGCATAGACGACTACGTGACCAATCTGGAGAAGTCCACCGGCAAGCGTCAGGACTTCAGGTATCAACACGCCAACGAAGCCCTAGACGATTTGGTGGATAACGTCCGCCCGACCAAGAGCCAGATGGACGAACTGACAAAGGCCATCCCCGAACTGGGCGACATGCCTAAGTTCCAAGACGTAACTCTAAAGGGCGCGTTAGCCAAGACTCTCCCCAAGGTTCCGGGTGCGTTGGCCCGTGAAGTCACCTCCGATATGCGGATAGCGCAGACCATTGTGGACGCCTCAAACCTCATGCGGCAGAACATCATCAACACCGTCTCGCACCCCTTCAAGACGGCCAAGGGTTTCGGTAAAGCGGAGCTGTCGATCTTCGGCAGGAAAGACATCTCCGAAGCGGCGGTCAAGGCGTTTGAAACCGGACCCACTTCTTACCGCATGGCCTTTATGAAGAACAGAGGGAAGAACGTCCCATTCGTGTCTCTTGAAGGATCGGGCGTAAAGGGCGCAGAGAAGGTCGCTCGGGAGGAATTTTACGAGGGCGGCTGGCTCATGCACAACGTCCCCGGCATCAAACAGGTCACGGAGGCGTCTGAGCGGTCGTTCTCCACGATGGGGAACATATCGAGGTACGACAAGTACCAGGCCATGACGGACTCCTGGGCGAAGATGTACCCCGACATCGACCAGGCCATGAAGGTGGCCGTGGAGACGGGCGAGGAACTGGACGCCGCGCTATTCAAGAACCCCACTCGGGTAACCAAGGCGCTTGAGCAATTAGACAACCTGGGCGAGTGGACCAATATCACGACCGGCAGAGGCAATCTACCCAAGTTCCTCCAGAAACACGCCGAGACTTTAAACGTCGTCATGTACGCCTCAAGGCTGATGGCAGCGAGGGTCGGGTACGTTCCCAAGGGGATCGTGTTCTCAATCAAGAACCCCGTCATCCGCAAGGAGTTTGCCCGCGAGTTAGTTTCCCTGACGGCGTTCACCGTTGGGACGCTATACACCGCCAAGATGCTCGGAGCCAAAGTCGAGATGGACCCGCGTTCAACGGACTTCGGGAAGATCCGCGTGGGAGACACCCGCATCGACCTAATGGGCGGATTCCAGCCCTACATCCGTTACACGGCGCAGATCATCACCGGCGAACGGAAGTCGGCCAGTGGGCGGGTATACGAGGCGTCACGAGGGGAGGGCTTCGCCCGGTTCCTGCGGTCCAAGGAAGCCCCGATGGTGGGGTTAATTCACGATATGTGGAGCGGCGAGACCTTCATCGGAGAGGACGCCGATCTATCAAGCGAGTCCTTGGCCCGGACGGCCTACTCGAAGTTCACCCCCCTGTTCGTTCAGGACGTGATAGACGCCATGAAGCAGGAAGGCCCCGTGGGCGCGGCCCTGGCGACCCCGGCCTTCTTTGGCGCAGGCGCAACGTCATACGGCCCTGAAGGCTACGCCACAAAGGAACTGCGAAATACAGTCTCCCAGAAGGCTTACGGGATGGATTGGGACACGCTCGGCAAGACGAGGGGCGTTCTATATCAGAAACAACTAGAGGAATCCGACCCGTCTCTAAAGAAGGTTGTCGAGGAAGAACAGCGCAAGAAACTCCAAGAGGCGGGAATCCCTAAGACGGATTGGGACAGGTGGTTCACCTCGCAAAATACGATCAAGACCACGACCACTAAACAACTCAAGGACGCAGATTCTCTTTTAAGGGCCAGTCAGATCACCCCCAAGGAGTTCCGTCTGAGGGTGGACGAGATACAGTCTAATGCCCGATTTGCGTATGACCAGATGGACATTGACCCGCAGTACACCAGTGTTCGGGGAATCCTGAATAGCCCCACTCCAGGCGCGGCCCTGTCAGATCAGGCTTACTCGGAGTACATCGCCAGAGTGTTTGACTCGACTTTAACCGACGCCTCCGGCAAGTTCGACTACGCCAAGTCAGAACAACGTAAGCAGGAGATCAAGGCCAAGTACGGTGGCGAGGCTTACGCATACATCCAGCAGCGGCTTTTAATGGACCGCGACGATACGCAGTCGATGACCGCCCTGAGGAAGGCCCGCGAGACTTTGAAGCCCTACTGGGCCATCGAGGATCAGGCGTGGTCCGCTTATCCGCAGGACAAGGAGATCAACGACCAGATCAAGATGCTGGAATCTACCGACCCCGATCAGGCGGCTAAGACGTTAAAACGCTACCCAAGGATAGTTGCCGTGAGAAAGCGCATTGCCCAACAGAAGAAGGCAATGAGGGCGAGAAGCCCCGCAATAGAGCAAGCCCTAGTTTGGTACAGATAGAAAGGAAGGTCATGGACGAACAAACGACTGCTGTGGTTCCCGAGGGGACACCAGCGGAGCCGGTTCCTGAGGTTCCTGCGGGGACTACGGGGACAGGACTCACAGAGGACAAGGTAAAGTCCCTAATCGAGGAGGCAACGAGCCGTCTGAAGAACGATTTGCGGTCAGCCCGAAGCGCACAGTCGGAGGCAGATCGCAGGGCAGCGTTAGCCGAGAAGCGCGCACAGATGGCAGAGAGTGCCCTCGACACAATCCCCAACACTCTAGGCGACGTAGACCCCGAAGTACGCAACCGTGTACAGGTTGCAGCCTTGGAGCGGCGTCTGGGTAACTACCGGAACCGCGACCAGGAGGAACAGCAGATCAGAGCGATAGAGGACCAGAAGCGGGCAGTTCTTGAGGCCACGAAGGACGATATCTCGGCATTGGGGCTTGACCCCGATGACCCCAGAATCACCTATGACCTCGACCAGCCGAATCCCGCATCGTTCCGCAAGAAGGCTTTGGCGTCTGCCAGGGACGTTCTGAAAACGGACTCCCAGAAGACAAACGCCGAGATCATCAAAGAGCAAGTCGCTGCTGAGATGGCAAAGGTCCGCAAGGAATCCGGGGTTGACAGTCACGATAGTGGTGGGGCAGGGAAAGTGACCTTCACGAAAGACCAGTTCCTTGATAGAGCGTTCTACAAGGAAAACAAAGTGGAAATGGACAAGGCCGCAAGAGAAGGCCGAGTCCAGTAAAGGAGTTAAATGGCACTTGCAACCCGAGTACCCTCGAATATGGAAACTGCCGGATTTCTTCCGGAGCAGTGGACCGCCAAGACAATCGACGCCGCTGAGAACGAGCTTGTCTGCTGGAACGCCTTTGACACGGACCAGTGGAGGACCGACCTCAAGAAGGGCGCAAGGCTCTACATCCCCATGACGGCACACATCACCGCCATTGAAGTCGTGGTCGGAACCATCGGCTCGGCGGCTTCCGCGTCCACAGACATCACCTCCGGCCAGACGGCCAAGTACATCGACATCAACCAGTGGTATGAAGTACCGCACGACCTGGATGAGATGTCCGACCTTCAGACCCAGGTGGCTTGGCAGGGCAAGGTTCAGAAGGAACAGGGGTATGCCATAGCGAAGGTTATGGACACCTCGATCAACGCCCTGTTCTCGGCCCTCGGAACCACGAAGGGCTCAGACGGGCAGACCCTTGACGACGATCTTCTGTTGGACATGGTGGAGACACTGAACTCTGCCGACGTTCCGCAGAGCGACAGGTCGCTCATCACTGACCCATCCGGCCTTAGAGACCTGATGGCCTTCGACAAGTTCATCAGCAGTCTCTACGCCAAGACAGGCGCGGTCACCACCGGCGTGATTGGTCAAACCGTCTACGGCGCTACCGTCCGAATCACCAACAACCTCACCGCTGCGACCAAGGGTTCGTATGCGGTGCTGGCCCACAAGGATGCCCTCGGCGGGATATCCCAGATGAGGACCGCCTGGAAAGAGGAGCAGAAGGCTTACCACATCACCCGCTACAACATCGAAGCCCTCTGGGGTGTCAAGGAACTGCGCGATACCTACGGCGTCAACTTCTACACCAGGGCTGCATAAGGAGAGTCATGCCGATCTATCCATACCGTTGCCCAAAGTGCGGAAATCGAATAGAGAAGTGGGGTCCAATGGATCACGCAACCCCCGTCTGTTGTGACGAAGGAATGGAGCGCGTCTATGAGATGCGCGTGTTCAAGATCAAGCAGGGCGACGAGTTGTGGTTACACCGCATGGACGACATTCACAAGGCCCAGGCACAGCGGGGAGAGCGCCTTAGGTTCGTTCATCCCCGAGAGATACAAGCGACATAGGTTAAATACCGTCTAGTCGCAGTTAGGAGAAAAATGGCTCAGAGAGTAAGAGTAGAGCGAAGCCTCGACTACATAGGAGAGGCAGACCATTCAAGCAACATCACCGGGAACCCGGCCACCAAGAAGATAGTCAGCGTGTGGAACTTCTCGGACGAGTTGGTGCTGGACGCGACAAACAAGTACACCATCTACATCGACGGCACTTCGAGCGTGGCCGCAGGCAAGGGTGGTGCGCTTCTGACCACAGCGGCGACCGACACCAAGACGGCCTCCATATCAATGGGAGGGTTGTTCTGGTACGTCGCCAAGAATCCAGTATGCGAGTTTACGTTCTCGCTGGACGTTGTGACCACGGTTGCCATCAATGCCGGGTTCAACGACGCAGTTTCAGAGGGGTCACACCTTCTGCCGTGCCTCATTACCACCGCCACGTTGACGGACACGGCAACCGACGCGGCCATGTTTGTGTACGACACGAATCAGACATTGGCCTACTGGAACGTCGCCAACACCAACAACGGGACGCAGGCGTTCACGCAACTCACCTCTACCTACGTCCCCGTAGCGGCCACCCTGGCTACCGTAAGGGTCAAATTGGACACCTCCGGGAACGCCTACTACTGGTACAACGGCAAGGAGGTCGGCTACAAGGCGCTGGCGGTAGCGACCACGGGAACCATCGGGTTCGTCCCGTACTTCGGCATCAAGAACGAGACTGGAACAGCGCACGTAGCGACACTGCGGAGAGTCCGAGCCTGGTGTGATGTCTAATGGAAAAGTCACTGACCTGGCACTTCCATAGAGGAGAACGGCTCTTTGCATCCTACTACCTGGCCGACGAGTTTGAACTTGTGGCGGTGAGGATTCATGCAGACGGCGCTCCTACGAGTGACCTTGAGGTAGACATCCTTGACGAAGGGGTGTCCATCTTCGCGGACCACTCTGGGATGCTTCCGTACCCCGGCACAGCGGCACCGTTCTACAGGCAGACTCCTAACACATGGGCCACCCTCCTGGCGGGAGAGACCGAAGAACTGGACGCAGAGGACTTCCGCAAAGAGGACATCGGCCCCGGATGGGTCACTCTCAAAATCGGCTCCGATGGCGGGGCCAGCAACGTCACCGTCCAACTGGACCTCGAAAGAGTGTCTGATGACGGTGAGGTAAGCGAATAGCCTTTCCAGTGATAGGCAAAAAAGAATCACGGTAACTGAAAGGAGACACATGGCACTCTTCAAAGCAAAGACCGAAATCGACGCAGCCGACCAGTACGCCAAGGTCACCGCAAACGGGGAACTGGTTACTACGGACATCGCCCGGATGTGGACGGCCAAGGGATACGGGCGGCAGGCGATGGCTACTGCGGCTGTTGCGGCTGTGGTAGTGAGACCTTCCACCACAGCAATCGCCTCCCTGTACAACACCAGCTCTAACAACTTCATCATTGAGCGGGCGTTCGCTCATGAGTTGGTGTCCGCTGCCGTCACCACGGCGAGCATCTGGCTCTGCGTCCACCCCAAGGGGACGATCGTTGCCGGTTATGCCGACGACATCACGGCCAGGGGTGGCACCAGCGGCACCGTTGCCAGCGGCGACGGGTACTTCGACATCGAGGACACCGTTCTGGACGCCGGTTGGTTCCCGTGGAGTGAGAACTACGGGTACGTCCTGACCACGACCACGCCATCCGTTGTTCTGATGGCTAACGTCAACGGGCGCATCATAGTGCCCCCGACCGCCGGGATATCTATTTCGGTGGTTGCCAGCGTGAATACCGCCACCTTCACCTGCGGATTCCACTGGTTCTCCGTTCCTCAGAGCGAGTTCAAAGTAGCCTAACTGAAGGGTTTGGCCGTTCCCTAAAAACGGCCTAAACAAATACGCTTCCTCTCACCTTAACCGAGGGCCGGATTGGTGAATGGATAGCCCAAGAAGGAGCGGCAAACATGGGACAAGACATTTTGGCAGGCGGCGTCGGAGAGATCCGCGCACTTTCAACGGCAAACGGGGGAACTGCGTTAACAACCACGGCGACCTACATTGGCATCCCTGAGCAGGTATCCCATCTCTACATCACCCCCCGGAATCTGGTCACAGACCCAGTGGCGAAGTTCGCCCTGAATCCGTATCTGGTAGTCCTCAAGACTACCGACGCGATGGCGACCGCCCCTACTGACTATTCCAGCGCGGCCCAGGACTGTGACGACTCCACGGTAATCACGTTCACGTCGCTGGACACGTTGGCTAACAGTGGCTTCCTCTTGATAGGGGCGCACCTTCACTTTAGGGGGTTCTACGTCACCATGTCGGCCACGGTGAACGGAACCGCCTCCGTGATGAGCGTGGACTACTGGAAGTCCGATAAAACATGGGCCACCACCACGGCCACGGACGGTACGACTTCGGGGGGTAAGACCTTCGCGCAGTCGGGGTTGGTCTACTGGACCGTCCCCTCAACGTGGGTGAGGACGAAACTGAGCGACATCTACTCCGGGGCGTCCTTGGTAGACGGTGCCGCCGGGGTATTCACCGGGAGTCCGATCTACCTATTCCCCGGCTCAAACACCGTGACTTGCACCACCGCCGGGGACTGCACTATTACTTTGCCTACTGGCTCGACCGGCATGGTCAGGGGTTCAGCATCGGGTGGCGGGACTATGGCCGTGACTAGCGAACCCGTTGTATTGGCGGCTGGCGCGAACACCGTAACTACTTCAGGGGCGATAGGGACCATCGCCGTGACCATCAACACCTCCACTCCCCACTCTAAGGCCACTGACACTGAACTGTACTGGGTTCGCGTGAGTGTTGACGCGGCTGTGGACTCGTCAACGGCGACCTCCATTTACGCGGCGAACCGCTCCACGGCCTACGGGGAACTCTTGGCCGGTCAACCGTTCGAGCAGCGCATCAAAACCGGAATCGGAGGCTACGGGTGCGTTGAGGGCGTAATGGCCGCTGGCACCGGCAACCTCATCGTCAATGGCGCTTCTGAGAGAGGCGGGAACTTCTAATGAACGGGGTCAATATCGGTTCAGTCATACCTATCGCGGCTACTTCTGAAACCCAGACGTTCCCTGATGACGTGGCCTTGAAGTTCGGAACGGGCGGCACGGCGTCTATCCTGTACGAGACCAAGGACGCCAACGCCAATGAGTTGATAATCGCCCTCCCGACCGGCGGGGCCACTGATGTCCCCGTCTTAGTGATCGGCGACCAGTCCATCGTGGACAAAGACTTGACACTGTTCAACGGCATCACTGTCCCCTCCCTTGCCTTGATGAACGCCGACGAGACGCACTATTTGAAGATAGACGGGGCGGGAATCATAGCCTCTGATACCACACTGACCTTCTCCCCTTCGGGGCAGGCCGCGACCCTCACCATGACCTCAGACGGCACTGTAACATCCCTCATTCCCGCAACGGGCGACTATCTCCGCATAGGTGATGCGGCATCCACGTCGCGCTCCCTTGACGCCAATGATGACATGATGGTGACGGGGGATTTTGAGGTTGATGGGGCAACTTACTGTGACGGCAGCATAAATGTTAGCGGGACTGCTACCTTTAACGCCCAACTTGCCGTCGCTGCAAATGGTTACATATCCACTGCCAATACCGATGACGTCGACCTCCCGATACAGGCGCGTGACAACGGACTACTCAAGGTGCAGATCGCCAATTTCGTTGGTGGGGTTGACCCCTATGTCCTTCTAGGCAGGGATGACACGGGGGTTGGCTCGGGGACCCTTACTAATGGGACGGGCACCTTCACCGGCTCGCCCATCACCCTCGTCTGCGGCAACAACACCATCGTCTGCACCGGAGCCGGTAACTGCACAGTCGTCGTCCCCGTGGGTTCAACTGGCACAGCGACTAGCGGCACGGCCACCATCACGGGCAGCGTTCAGGCTTTGGCGGCGGGCAACAACACCGTCACCACCGGAGTGACCACGGGCAACTTCGTAGTGGCCCTGACGGGTTCGGGGACTGTGACTGATGGCGTCGTACTGCAAATGGGTTCGGGGTCCGTGGCCGAGGCCGCAGGGCATGGCTTTGGTTCTTCATGGAAGATCGGCAACGCTTCAAGCGAAGTCGAGGAGCGCGGCTCCATCGACCTTGTGTTGGTGACAGCCACCAACGCTGCCGAGGAAGCCCGGTTTGACTTCAACACCATGGCCGCCGGGGCGATGGCCAACATGGCTCGAATAGGAGCCAAGGGGCTTTATCTGCCCACCAGCGTGGACTCTGCCGCCGTGACGGATGAGGTGTGCCTGGGGGCCTACGAGATAAGCGCTGGCCATCGGGCCTTGTCAATCAGCACCGAGGAAGCGGTTGTGGCCGAAACGGACGAATCCAAGATGAGCCACAAACTGCCGGTCAGGATCAATGGCGCGACCTACAACATAATGCTTTGTGCAACGTAGGTGGAACATGACTGCGTTTCTGGTAACGATAAAGGACTGCGAGTCCAGCGCCGGATACCGGGAGCTGGTTGCCGGGGACAACGTGCAGCTGGTTGAGGACACAGGGAGGATTACGCTCACCGCTACTGGTGGGGGTGTCTCCCTCTCTGACGTGAAGGCCGACGTGGACATAGCCGATGCCCTGAGTAAGAAGCACACGGAAACCCATGCACACGCTGAACTGGAACCGGCCAACGCCAACATCCAGGGCCACGTAGCCTCGGCCCATGCGCCTTCCAACGCCCAGGCCAATGCGGACATCACCAAGGCCGAGGTAGAGGCTAAACTGACAGGGGAAATCTCCAGCCACACCCATGCCGGTGGTGGGGGAATGGGCTACACGCTCCACGTCCAGGCCCTGACCTCCAGCCCCACGGATAGTCAGACGGTCTACTTCGGCCAACTCCCCAAGGCACCGATCACCACGGCCAACGTCAGCAAGGTGTACGTGAGGAAGGCTGGAACCATCAAGATAGCCGAGATCCGCTGCTACTCGGGGACGGCAGGGACAGGGGAAGCGTGGTCGCTCTACATCCGCAAGAACAACTCGGCTGATACATTGATCGCCACGCTGTCCGTGGCCGCCAGCGAGCGCGTGTTCACCAATTCGAGTCTCAACATAGCAATGGCCGCCGGGGACTACTTCGAGATCAAGAGCGTACAGCCGCTCTGGGCAACTAACCCCTTGACCTGTATCTATGGCGGCTACGTCTACATCGAGTAAAGGAGAACAATGTGGTATGCCTTCGCCATCCTGGGGTCGCTGATCGGCGCGGCCTATTTACGGATGATCTACGGCTATCTGACCAGTGGTGAACCCTTCAACCTTCGGAAGATGGCCGCGTCCTCGATTATGACCTTCATCGTGGCTTTGCCTATCGCCTCGACCATGATCTCCAGTGGCTCCGTCCTGGACTGGCGGGGCCTTCTAGGGGCCTGCGTGGGCGCGGTGGGGACAGGGTGGGGCATCGTCCTGGTAACGAAAGACATCTCCAAACTGGAGCAGGGAAAGAAGGGGGAGAATACAGGACATCCTCAAGGCGGATAGGGTCAAAATCCAGAAACAACTCACGGATGCGCTTATCGAGAAGTACCGCCTAGAGGGGGCCATCGCCTACATCGACATGAAGTTGGGGGAGTTATCAAAAGAGTCCTCATCTGCCTGATAGGAGTTCTAATGGTCGCATTTAACACCCTCTTGATAGGTCACCCTGAACCTGGAACTAGGTTGGAACACGACAAGTATTCCTCTGGCTCCGCGACCCATACCCTTCTGTACCCTTTCGTCAGAAGTGTCGGTTACGTCGTCGCTGCCTCCGACGCCTCCAACCTGGACAAAGCCCAGGCAGACGTTGTTTGCGACGGAGTACAGGACGACGTTGATATCCAGGCGGGGATAGATTATGTGGCCGATTATGGCGGCACGGTCCTCCTGACCGCAGGGACGTTCTACGTCGCCTCCACCATTGTTCCCGCAGACAAGGTTTCCATTTACGGTCAAGGGATGGGGGTTACCGTCCTTTCCTTTGACCACAGCGTGTCCGACGATGCCATCGGCGACGTGACTTCGGGAACATTGAGCGACGTTACCATCGGCAGAATGACTATCATCGACACTCTAGGAACCCCCGTCCAGAGTTGGGGCGTGGCCCTCGGGGGATGGACTGACGGCGCGGCTACCCTTAGCAACATCGAGTTCTACGAGATCGAGTGCGAGGAGTGCGGGTTGTGGTTGGCGAATGTTACCTCCCCTCGCTGCATCATAAGGAATTGCTACATACACGACCTGACAGCCGGGGACCGGGCCTTGGGGACTCCCTGGTGTGACGACGCGATTATCAAGGAGAACCAGATTGACACCGTGGCCCAAATGGGGATCGGTTGTCAGGGTTCGACGGGTCTCATAATCATGGGCAATACCATCACCGGCTCCGGTGTGGACGGGACGTACTACGGCATCGACACCAGTTCGTCAACCCTAGTCAACATCGTGGGGAACTACGTCTATGCCCCGTTCGGGATACTGAGCGAGGACTCTACGGGGCTTATCTCCGTAACAGGGAACATTCTGAGGGGCGAGGCAACATCGGCAGGGACGGGGATTCAGGTATGGCGCACGGCCACCGGCAAAGACCAGGCCAGCCGGATCATCATCTCCAACAACAACATCTCCGAGATCAAAGCCGGTGTCGTAGTTCTGGACGAGGCCGACGCGACCATTACTGCGAACAAGATACACAGCATCGGGCAGTACGGCGTCAGGATAGCCACCACTTCAGGTTGGACGGCCCCGCGCTACATCCAAATCGCCCACAACGATATCTACGACTGCCCCAGTGTGACGGCCTACGGCGGGCCGGTCTACGTGTCCAACACCGACTACGTTGACATCCTCTACAACAATCTTGATGGCAACTCCAACACCAACGCTCGGGGCATCCAGTTCGCCAGCACCACAACGGCCCCCAACACACGCATTATCGGGAACGCATTGAAGGGCGTTAGCGCAAAGGCCAACCTGATGTACGGCGACACCGCAGATATGTACGTCCGTGATAACCAGGGGTTCATCGCCGCCGGGGAAATCCGCACCATTAACGGCTCCATTTCGACCTTAACGGAGAACGCCTACAACAGCGTCGATAATCCATTCGGCCAGGATGTCTTGGTCTTGGACGAGACCATCTACATCTCAACTAAGGCCACTTCAGGCGCACCCCGTTTGGATTGCGGTATCGGCTCGTCGGCGACCACGGACTACACCACTGTCTTTGATGACATCACCTGCGAGACGGTAGGGCCGTACCACTCAACGAACACCACCACGATAGGCAAACAGACCTCTCCGATCCTATGGCAGACCGGAACCGGCAACAGGTACTTCAACCACTCGATCAAGGCCGCAGCTGCGACCGGCATGGTCGCAAGTTACTCAATCAGGGTCATGGGCATATAAAGGAGAAATATGGCTGGTGGGTTTCCGCATAGCTTCCCAATTCCCTTCACGGCCACGGCGGTCAAGACGATGCGCTCTCTTTTGTCAGAGGACATCGGGGATGTGATATTCGGGTCGAACACGTCAACGACCACCGCAGACGGCAACGCTGGCGGCACGACCTTAATAGATTCCACCCTAATGGCTCTCCCTTCGGGTTGGTTCCGCTTTGGCTCGGGCGGCGAGCAGCCCACGGCGGTCAAGATCACGAGCGGCCTTTACTCAGGAGAGGTCCGGTACGTGAACGGCTTCGACAACACTAACGGCACGGTGACGGTATCCTCAAGTTTCGGGGGGCAGATTGAGGACGCGATTACCTTTGAGGTCCACCGGATCGCCCACCCTGCGTTAAAGGACGCCTGCATAGAGGCCGCAGCCAAAGACTCGTTTCCGTACCTGTACGACTACGTTGACTCCACGGCCATCGTGTTCGGGGACATCTTGATAGACGGCTCCCTTGAATCATGGTCAACCTCGACTTCCCCCGCCTACTGGACGGCGGTTGGCCCCACGGTAACCCGCACCTCCAGTTACGCCCATGACTCCGTATACGGCGCAGCCTTGTCTACTACGACTGGGTATGTGGGGCAGTCGTCAACCAACAACCCCGACCTTCTAAAGTGCGGAGGTCTTACCCCGACGTTCTACAAGTGGGTAAGGGCGGGAAGCGCCTCGCAGGTAAGGCTTGCGATCTACGATGGGACGACACTGACATACGGAGACTACAACACCACCACCGGAGCCTATGAACTCCTGTCGGTCACGGCCAAGATCAAGGACAACCCCTCAGACGTAGCCTTCCGAATCTACTATGACGTTAACGCCACCACGGCCTACATAGACGACGGCATCGCGGTCGGGGCGTATGACAAGTATGACTATGACATCAGCAATCTAGGCTTGATAAACGACACTCCCGATCAGGTATTCACCCTGTCCTCTGCCTCCGATGAGTACCCCCGGCCCTCAGGGCTTGCCACCCCGTTCGCGAACTGGAAGATGGCCCCCAACGGCTTCATTCGGTTCACGGGTGGACTCAACAACGGGACTCGCTTGAGGATCATCGGGCGCAAGTATCTCTCAGTCAACGACGCCACCACGGCTACAGTCGCGGCGGGGGCCGTGTTCACGGACCTGACGGACGTAGATATCCCTACTTACACGGGGCATGAACTAGAAGTTCTCCGCATCAATGCCGCCGGGACGGGGATTGAGTCGGTGGCATCTTCTTCAGCAGCCCACGCCATAGGCGGGGCCATGCACACCGCCTCCACGATGGCTGAGTTGATCACGATGGTCTCGGACGAGACCCCGGCGACGACAGACGACATTGCCGCGCACTCCGCTCTGGACACGGGCGTACACGGCGTGGGGGCCTCAACAGTGGCCTCTGCTGCCTCTTTAACCACACACGCGGCCCTGACGACTACGGCGCACGGGGCGACCGGGACAATTATGAACACCACCGACCACCTAGACGACACCGCTGGTGGGACGACCGGGGAGACGGGCAAGGGTGCGACAAGTAATGCACTGTACGGTCACACCGCAGGCACCACGGGCCACGGAGCGACGGGGGCGGTCATGGGGACCACCAACACCCAGACCGTGACGAATAAGACCTTCACAACTCCGGTCATAGCCTCTCTCTATCAGGACGCCGGTAAGACTTTAACAGTGACGATGCCAGCGGCCACGGACACGTTGGTAGGGAAGGCGACCACGGACACGCTGACCAACAAGACCCTTTCGGCTTCTGTCGCCTCGGGAACGTGGACCTCCTCTAGTTGGGGGATTCCAGCCGGGGCCTTGAATCCGGGGGGCTACATCACCATCGGGAGCGTGAGTTACTTCGGGGCGGTTCTCGTCCCTTCGGCTGTCATAACGGAGGACCACGCCACCTCCTCACTATTCAACGCGGCGGCGACGACTGATAGCAAGGCCATCTGGACCAGCCCCACGGGGAGCATGATCCTGGGCATGAAGATGAGGTTAGTTGAGAAGTTCGCCGGGACCGGTCTAAGCGCCTTCAACATCACTCTCGGGGTTGGGGGTGGCGACGTTGACGCTTATTTAGTCGCCGGTACGATGAACCTCTTCTCGGACGACCTGAACGAGGTCTACTACACCAAGGGCGCGGGGTACGATGCAGCGTCCGGCATCCTCCATTCCACGGCTTCAACCACGGTTACGGCCACAGCCACCTCGACGGGTTGCAACATGGCCGACTTAACAGCCGGGACCGTGACCTTCGAGATTGCCTACATTTGCTACGGCAAAGTGATGACGTAAGGAGAAGCATGAGCGACACAAGTTCGTATAACGTCCAAGCCCCTCAGACATACGTTCTGTCGGCCTTTGCGGCCCGGAGGCTCTACCAGAATTTAAGTCAGACCGCGCCCACCCACATGGCGGGTCAGTTTAGACAGGCGATGCTTGACTGGGAGAAGGAAGCCACCCAGAGAGCGTTCCGGTTCACCATGAAGCAGATGCCCATAACGAAGGCGTACTAATGGAGATCACTTTAAGCGCTCCCGTCTCGGATTGGGCCACCTCTACGGCCTACGCCGTCAATCAATACGTGGCTAACGACGCGAAAGACTACATCTGCATTTTGGCGCACACCTCCGGGGCCACGACGGAGCCGGGGACCGGGGCGAGTTGGCAGACCAATTGGAAGCAAAGCCCCCACACGCGAACCTTACCCTTGGCTCGTGGCGAGAACGGCAGCGCCATGTGGAAGAGTTACGAAGTGGCGCAAGACGGGGGCAACCAGGACAAGCCCGTCTGGTCACAAACGGATTGGTCGGGCGGGTTCGGGCAAGGGAACTTCGCAGATCCGTCAAGATACTCAATCGGCTCCACGATAGACACCTCCCATCCTGGCAAGTTCTTTCTTGGGCCTAACCTCGAAACCGGGGCCTTGCACGGTGGAGGGAATCTGTCTGCCGCCGCAAACAACTTCGCCCTGTTCAATGGCGAACTCTACATGATCACCACCTTCGGGCAAGTCTACAAGTGGTCTACCACGGATTCCCACTGGGACTCGGTTTACGCCGGGGTTGGTTCTACGGCAGGGGGGTTTGTTAACTTGTGCGCCCACAACGGCAAACTCTACGCCGCCCAGGGCGAGAGTAACGCCTACGTCTATTCGGCCACCGGGGCGTCCGGCTCGTGGACAGCCGTGACCGGGTATTATGCCGCCTACTTCCTATCTGCGCCCCCTTACGCAGGGTCTACTCCGGTCATGTGGCGGTGGAGTGCCGACAACCTGATCTCTAGCAGCACCGATCCCACAACCGGAACCTCTTGGGCGAGCGATATCTATATAGGGGACTCGTCGGCGGACATCCGCTCTCTGTTTCTCCACCAAGGCCAACTCTATGTCGGTAAGACGGACGGACTGTACCACTACGACTCCGAGGGTGTTGTGCACCAACTCCTGAGTAACCCCATTGAGTATCAGGCTACCGGTGCCTACTTCACTACGTCGTGCTCCTTGAAGGGCGCTACCTACTTCAACATGGGGAAGGCCATCGGGGAACTCACGTCCTACAATAGTTTCGACTCTATCCAACCATCGACTAAGGCCGACGATATCTCCTTGAAGGAAGTCTACTGTTACGGGTTGGCGTCGGACGGGTTCAACCTCTATGCGTCAATGTACGATGTTGACACCACCACCTCCGCGATATGGAAGGGGCACCAGTCAAGCGACTCTGAGGGCAATACTAGATGGGCATGGGACCACCTTGCCAACATTGGGGCCGTATCGTGGCGTTTGTTCTTCTATGAGGGGTTACAGTCGGGGAACCCGAACCACCCCCGGATATGGATGGCCTACACCACTACCGGACTTAGATACCTCAAGATATCACAGAATCCCACGGACTCGGGTTGGTATTACTATGACGATCCCTCCTTCACTTCCTCGGGGTATCTTGAAACACCCTGGATAGATGTCGGCCACAGGGATTGGTACAAGATCATCGACTCCGTTCTGGTGGAGTGCCGGGGAACAATGGGAACCGTCGCTGTGGCCTACCAGGCCGACGAAAGCGGGACGTACACCACCATTGGAACCTACTCGGCGACCACGGCAGGGACGAAGGATTACGTCGCCACGGCCCCCTTCGCGGCCAAGAAGTTCAAGTTGAAGTTCACTTTGACAGCGGCCTCAAGCGCGTCCACGCCGATAGTTAAGTACGTCTCGGCCTACGGGGCTGTTAGACCTACCCGCGTTCAGATGTTCGACTTCACGGCCTACGCCGAAACCGGAACAGGGTCACAGGCCAAAGAGTTGAGGGACTTCCTTCTCGTCTGCCGGGACGCGACTTCCCTCTTAACCCTGACCGATCGTTACGGCTCATCCCACTACGTCCGAATCCTAGCGGGCTACCCGACCGAGACCGAATACGTAGACCAGGCCACCAGGCAACCGGGCATGGCGATGAGAGTCATTTGTGAAAAGGTGGATTGGAATGGCAGCTAGATACGGAAGCGGAGCGTACCCATACAAGTCCAGCGACGACCCTGCGGGGTTAGCCAGGACAGGCCATAACGTCGGTGGACCTGTTGGCGGAGGCGTAGGCTACCGTCACTATTACAACCCGGACGACTACGGCAGTAACGCCCATCTTGTCGCGAGCCAGAGCCAGCTAATCTCGGCCCTTTCGGCTGCGACAAGCGGCCACCTCATTTGGGTCACGGCCTCCTTCGGGGTGAGCGGTCAGGTTGGTTCAATCAAGCCCGGCGTCGTACTGGCGTCATTCCGGGGGCGCGGAGGAGTTGAGGGGCCGACCATCACCTACCTCAATCACATCTCGGGACTGTTCCAGGTGGGGGCTAATGTCCGGGTGTCCGGTCTGAGAATAAAGGGGGACAATCCAAGGGGCAACTCCAGTTCGGCTTTCCAGTGTGGTGGTAATAGCGGGCAGGAGTTTGAGAACGTCTGGCTACACGACGTAGGGTATGGGTTGATCCGTTGGACAAGTAACGCCGCCGCATGGAACGGTTCCTTATGGAACTCGTCTACCCCGTACATCCATCACTGCGATTTGTACGGCGCGTTGTTCAACGGGGGCCAGGACTCTTACGGCGTCCAGGTGGCTCCCAACGGGGCGGGTGGGTACTTCATACAGGCTACGAATATGGACTACTGCCGCCATGTGACCATGACCATGAGTGGCACCAGTAGTCCTAACCAGTATGAGGTCTCCTATTCAAACATCGGAACGTGTTACGGGTGGAACGGCGGGAACCAGCACCAGATAGATTGGCACGGTTGCGGTAGTACGGGTTACTGTCCGTCTGGTGACTGGCCCGGATACCGCTACGCCGCAGACTTCACACGCATCCTATACAACACCTTCACCGCTAACGGGAACGCAAGGAACTGCGTCATGCGGGGTTTGGTTAAGACGAGGGCAGAGGTACGTGGCAACTGGACGCTTAAGACCGAACACTCCGGGGTTTGGCCTGCGGGTGGTGCATATCAGTCGTCTAATAGCGGGATTTACGGCATGACCGGAGAAGAGAACTCCGCCGACTCGGGCTATGGGTCGCTGACTTCGGCCAATAGCTACGTCTATGACAACTGGTGGGGCACGACCCCTCCCCCTACCGGCCCGGACGACCCCGGCGATCCGACAGTCTACCCCCCTAAAGCAAACTTCACTTCCAACGTGACCAGCGGGACCGTGCCTCTGACGGTGAACTTCACGGACACGTCACTGGACGTTCCGACCGTGTGGTTGTGGAACTTCGGGGATGGGGTTGTCTCCACTTCACAGAATATCTCGCACACCTATTCCGTCGCCGGGACGTACACAGTGGCCTTGAGTTGCCAGAACTCGGCAGGGTTGGACACGGAAACCAAGACTGCCTATATTCGAGCGTTGGGCGGCACCGAACTGAAGGCCGACTTCAGTGGGAACCCGCTAGAAGGCAGCGCGCCCCTTTCGGTGCTGTTCTCGAACCTCTCACAAAACGCTGACACCTACGCCTGGACCTTCGGTGACGGGGGCGCTTCGACTGACGCGGAGGTTTCGCATACCTACTCTCAGGCGGGGGTGTACGACGTCTCTCTCTTGGCTTCGGCCTCGACCGCCGCCGCGACGCTGGACGTGGGCGCAGCCGCTTCCGACAGGGCTTCGGCCTCCGCTACGGGCGGGTACACGGACATCTCCTTGACGAATCCCTTGAACGCCACCGGAACGCTGGACACTGTAGAGGTGTTCATGGAGGTGGCGGCGACCGGATTGAAAGTCGGAACCTTCTATGGCACGGCCCCTAATTTCACTTGCAGGAGCATGGTGGAGATAGGCAACGCCGCCGCTGGCGTCAAAGAGACCTTCACCACGGACGCCTCCGCTAACCCGATCACGCTAACGGGCGCGGCAGGGGATTACGTCGGATACCACATGGACACCGGTTCGATGAGTTACGACGCCACGGGCGGGGGTGGACTCTACTACGCCTCAGGCGATCTCTGCAACGTGGGGAACTCGGGAACCTACACTCTCCTGGCCGACCGCAATTACTCCATCTACGCCTCAGGGACGGACGCCGGTTCGGTCGAAAGCGACACCGAAACCAAGACCAGTTACATCACGGTCACCGGAGTCGCCGCGTCAACGTCCTTGAAGTTGAAGGTCGTGTTAACTCCGAAGAACAAGCTGTCTACTCCCGGCGCTCAGGTCGCTCACATGCTGGCGAACTCGAAGGGAGGGATATGATCGTCCTGGCCCCCAAAACGAAACTCAAAGACAAAGGCAAGAAGGTGGCTCATGGAACAGCCAACTCCTGAGACCCTATTCGAGACCGACGTTAGCCCCCTAATCTGGGACAAGATCGTTTCCGGGGACTACGCGTTAACGATCACCTTGGAGGTGCCCGATGTTGAAGACCCTGTGGTGTAGGTTCTGCCGTCGCATGACCTGCCATGAAGAGGATAACGGCAGGTGGTATTGCAAGTGTGGGAGAAGTACGAGTGATTAACCCTGAGGGATACGCCGACAAGATAGTGGAGGCCCTTGATAAACGGGTGGACACGCGGATCGTTTCCCTCGAAAAGAGGCTGGACGGGCGGTGCGACGACTTGGGTAAGGACATCGAGCACATGAACGGCGGCTCCCTCATGCCGCGTACCGAGTTCAATTTAGCGCATTGCAAAGTGGAGGAGGCCATCTCCAAACTCCAGACCTTCAAGGATGCACAGGAAGGCAAGGCATCTCAGGGTCAGGTCTATGTCGCGTGGATTCTGACCGCGCTCAGTTTGGCGCTCTCTGCCTTTGCGATTTTCCGCTAGGGAGGCAGGATGGACCATCTTGAGCAGCCACAGGGTAATGAGAGGAGAAGACACTTGTTAAGCGACCGCGAACTTCTCGAAAACATACAACTGGACATAGCCTATCTAAAGCGCGACGCGTCCCATGACCACGACGACCTCTGCAAGTTGAGCACCACGGTAAACGGGAATGGGAGACTGGGCTTAGTTCAGGAGATGGCGATTCAGAAGACCAAGATGGCCCTCTTATTCGGGCTTGGCGGGTTACTGGCCTCGGCGGTAATCATCTCTTTGGTTGCGGCTATTCTAGACTTGGTGGTGTACTAGTGGACGAGGGGGAAGTTTCCGATAAGGTTGACTCTTGCCTATCCCGGCTGATGCTCTGGGCCTACCTCTACCAGACGGCAGACCTCCCGCCTGAACTTGCCAAGCGGAAGGTCACGTTGCTGGAGGACACGGCCCAAGACGTTCAGGACATCATAGAGTTTTGCATCAGAGAGTAACCGGCGTAAACACCTTCTTTTCGCCGCTGTCTGATACCCATGCAACGCAAACTAATGGGCAGTTGTCGCTACATTCATGGCGAGTATCATACCCCCCACGGTAATACATCTCTGCCCCCAACCTACAGAAGTCCATAAGCCCGTCCTCGCTAATGTTGTGGCATGGACAGTCGTCACACATAACCATCAATTGTCCTCCTCGGGAAAAAACACAGTCCAAATCCCCTGATTGCAGAACCCCGTTTTCTTCAACGCACCCAACATCGCGTTGGCCCCGGCCTCGTAGCCTTTCTCCTCCCTTTCACGATAGTGGTACTCGCTTGTATGCGCCGCCTGTTTTTTCCAGAACGTGTGCGGGTTTGCCCACCCTTCGGGTCTCCAACTTCTCATTCCTTCCCCTTCCTGTACTCACCAGAGCGCGTCTAAGGCACGATCCCCCGTCACCCCTACCGTTCCCTTGGGTCGGGCGGATTTACACAAGTTTCCGGAGTGAATCGCGCCACCTCCGAGTCCTTCCAGTACCGGACTTCTATCAAGGGGCAGTTGTCGGAATGGACACCATTGATCCCAACCACCCCGTAGTCCGTGTCCGCCCCCAGGTTGCACCCCTCAAAGAATCCGCCCGCCGGTTCCCCCGAGTTGTAGCACGGGCAATCGTCACACTTGACTCTCATCGTTCATCCTTACTTCGGCTTGTTCCACAGGGTATAGGTCAAGACCGTTATGATGATAATGGCCGGGACCGCCAGGGCCAAGACAATGATACCGAATACTCCCTTAGCCTTGTTCATCTTTCCTCCATCTCGCGTTAGCGGCCTTCCGCGCCGTCGCGGTGCGTTGTTCTGGTGTCAGTTTCGCGGCCCTCGCAAGGCCCCCTGATTGGGCGATCCTGAACTTGCGGGACATCAAAGGGACTCTGCGGATACCTTGAGCGCGTCGAACTTGGCGAGTATACACTGGTCCGTCACCTCTCCGTCGTCGTCCACGTCTATGCAGACAAACCCCACATTCACTATCCCCTCGCACTCCCGTATGCCGAAGATGGTGTTGTACTGCAATGCGGGGGTGCTGATGGCGATGCACTCGTCGTCCTGCCATCGCCCGTAGTAGTGGACGTGGCTTCTGATAATCACGTCTGCCTGCGGTTGCCGGTCGCGCATGGCCCACAAACTGTTCCACAACTCGGCCCTCATCAAAGGCGTGGCCCTGCCGTGGGGGATGGCGCTTCGCCCGACCTTGTGCTTGATATCGAAGTTGCAGCCGTTCACGTCCAGGAATAGATGCCCCGCCACCTTCACGTCCTGACAGTCAAGGTATTTCGGTAAAAGGGCCTCGAAATCTTCGTCACGACCACAATGAAAGGCCGTCCCGTAACACGCCCGTACAGCCTTGGCCTCCGTCAGGTTGATGGCCTCCGTGACCATCTTAATCTGTTCGATGCGGTCTGCGGTTATCAACTCCCTGGCCCCGGTCTTGTCCCCCTTCCCCTCGATAGCATCCCCGTTCGCAACGAGTATGTCTATCGGCTTTAGCTTCTCGATCTCGGTCACGTAGAAGTCCCACAGTTCTCTCTGGAAGGCCGACGCCTTACTTAGTCTCTCGCTGGTTGTCTCATCACTGGCCCACCATCCGGGCGGGGTAAGCCCGAACAGATGCCCGCAATGCGGGTCCGCGATGACGACTACCCGTTTACTCATCTAGTCCTCCTTCTTCATTTCGTCTATCAGGCTTTGACAAATGGACTCCTGCACCCTCCCGAGGGCCGCGCTTATCGCCAGCCAATCGGAGACGCTCTTGGGCTTCTGCTTGGCTATGAGATGCGCTAACGCTAGACCGAAGTTCTCAGCGCTCATTGTCCCCCGTCAACTTCAATAGATGGTCGATTTCAACCTCCAACTCCTTCCCGCGTTTCTCTTGTTTCTTGTAGAACGCTTCTGATTCGGCATGAACGGCCTCCATGCTCCGTAACGCAAGCAGAAGCGGCGAGAACCTGGCCCCAGGCTCCGCAAGGCAAGCGTTACAAATCTGCTTCTCGTTCGCCGCCCACCACATATACTTGAAGTCTCGTGTGTGCAACTTGTGACACTTGTAGCAGTAGTCCTTTCCACATATCAGGCAATCATAAATCGCCCCTGACTCACCGCAGATATCACAACGGCTTACTTCAACCAGTTCCTTCTTCTTCATTTCCCCCTTTTCTCACATACGTCTCCAGATATCGTTTCTTGGTCATGCCGGGTATCATCCTCTCCTTGAGGGTCTTGAGGTCGGGGCACTCTTGGAAGATCGCCACGCAGTCCTCCATCCACTTGACGGTGACGTGTCCTATAGAAGCCATCTCGTCTACGTCGTCGCAGTTCATGCCGAGCCACCATGACGCCTCAATGTCGGCGTGGTTCTTCAGGTCGCGGTAACACTTCCAGTAGTCTTGGTAGTCACTCATACCTTGTCTCCCACGGTATCTCCTTATCCAGTTCCTTCAGTTCCTTTCTTGCCCTGTTCTGCTCCTTCAAGGGCATCTTAATGAGCATCTGGTCTATGTACCTCCGGTGATCTTGGATCGCTGACCACTGGCTCATTCAGTCACCTCCTTCACGTACAATCCAGAACATCGCCACCAACATGAGCAGGACGCCTACCCAGAACCCGCATATCAGCCAGCCGTAGAAAGGCACTAGCGGGCCTCCGGTCGGGGTATGCCGCGAGAGGTGAGCCAGTCCTGCACCATCGGCTCTGATAGGGGGTCGTAGCACTTCCAAAAGCACCATTCCTCGTTAGGTTCACAGTAGCGGACAATCCAGTCCACCACATCCCACGCGCCGCGAGCGTAGGCGTAGTCGGCTATGGCGCGCACCAGCAACTCGAAGTGGTCGCGCGGGTTGCCTGTTCCCCATTCAGGGGTAATCTGTATCCGATCAATCTCGTCCTGGGTTATCATCCTTTCACCCTCCCAACACAAAGTAGCCGAACAGAAAGCCGGGGACAGTCGATATCACCGCAAGGAACAGGAACCAAAGCCAGTTCTCCTTGATGTGCTTCCACCTACTCATCTATCCTCCAATCTCCACGAGTTCGATCTTCTCCCCGTCTATCGCCAGCCACGCCCGGTCCTCGTAGTAGGCTCCCCCGTCTGCAATCAGGCCATCGAAGTCCCAGAGGCAATGCGAATGTCCCAGGATGATTCGCCTTCCCTGCTTCGCCGCGTACTCTCGCCAGAGCGTGTGGATGATGCCGACGTGGAGGTTCCAGTTCTGCTCCATGGCCTCATACTGCAGGACATCCGTGAGCGTGATTTCGCGGCCCTTGATCGTGGGGTTAGGCTTGGTTTCTGCAGGCGTCGGCCCGAACAGCGCGCGGTGTATCGGCACCATCAGGCTCGGGCAATGGTCAGCAATCCAGAAGGCGATCGCTGACAGGGGCCACTTCCAACTTGCATCTCTCTCCCATCCGTGCCTGAACTCGTAGATGCAGTCCGGGTAAGACTCGATCCACTTGTTCGTCACGATGGCGTAGGGTGCCCACTCCTTCTTGAATGGCGTGTCGTGGTTGCCGGGGATGTAGACTGTCGTGAGTCCCGCATCGGCCCGCTCATGCGTCAAGGCTTGGAAGCCGGCCCACGTCTGGGTAGCCTGAATCTGCGCCCACGGTGCCTTCCATGGGTCCCACGTCTCGGTCAGGATGAGCACCCTTGGGCGTTCCTCTCTCATGCGGTCATAGAACGCCGTCATGAGCGAGAGCAGGCTGTCGTCGTACACATGGGCGTCGGACATGAAGGCGAGGTCGGTCATGCTGGTTCCTGCCCCAGCATCAGTTCGCGCCCAATCAGTTGCGGAAAACAATGCTCGCAAGTGAAGACGTACCCCACTACGCGATAGTTGTCCGGCTTCCTGTGCGCAACCTGGAATAGTCCCGTGTCTGTCCCGCATACGAAACAGCCCACATGGGAGTCCTCCACGGATTGATACTTGTTCCCTATGCTCATCCCTTCACCTCCGTCAACTCAATCTCTACCCGGCTGTCCTTGCTCGGCTCGGCCATGCGAACAGATATCTCGCGGATGCAGGAGTCGTCCACCAGCAGGCCAGCGTCCACCATGCCATCCCAGTAGGGCTTACATGCTCTCAAGAGGTTGTCCAGGTCGCGCCGCCGCTTGTCGGGTGGATGGAAGGTGACGACGGCGGTACAGGACTTGATGCGCGGGTGGGTTTTCTTAAAGGCTTCAGCCCACGCTATCCACCGCGCTTGTCTACTGGCCCTGCCCTTGATAGCCCAATGCAGCTTGCGGTTCGGCAGCAGGCGCGAGTCCGGCCAAGGGAGTGTCAGGGTCATCTGCCCCACACTATCCCGGCCACTTCCCATGCTTCCTTGATGCCGATGCGCGTCTTGGCCCGGTACTGGTCAGGGATGCCGGTTGATCTTGGCTCTGGTGAGCGCCACATCAGCAGCAGGAAAAGCCGAATCCTTCTCAGCAGTGTCATCCCCCCACCTCCTTCCCCGCCTCGGAGATGGCCCGGAGCACTTCCTGAAGGATGTATTCCTCTGATGGTTCGTCACACTTGCGGCAGGCCGAAGTGCCTTTTGAATGGCAACCGGAGCAGAAGGCATCTACTGCCAGTAACCGCAGCGCCTTCCTCAGCATGTCCCGCTCGGCCTGCCCCTCGGCGTAGGCCTTGTCATGGGCCGGTTGGTACATCGCGTCGGCCCCGGCCTCGAAGATAGGCTCATAGATGCTGTCGGGGTGCCCCGTGGCTTTTGCCAGCGCATCAACGTGCGGGTTCTCCCATCCTTCAGGTCTCCAGTTCATCTCGCCCTCCTTGCCATAATCACTGCCCACACCATCCTCGCCATGCAGAGCCAGCACATCGTCGTGGTGTGGTGGTAGCAACCGGGGGTCTCGCGGGGGAAGTGGGTCATGGGCGGGCCTCGAATATCTGGAGACATCGGATAGTCTTGAGTGGCCCCATCGTGATAGCGATGCCCCCTGTGCGCTTGGCCCCGGCGAACCAACTCGTCGGGTAGATGTGTGTATGCAGGACGGCCAACTTGCGGCAGGTACGCCAGATCTCGAGGGCTTCCGGGCGGTAGAGTTTGTCATACGGCGGATCCCAATAACCAAACCCGAATTGCTTGTCCTCAAAGGGGAGAGACTTCCACTCATACCCGTTGTTGTGGTCTACCGCCAGCACCCCGTCAGGTATACCGTCCGTCTTGCCAAAGGCCACATCCGGGATCTCGAGGTTGTCACATATCCTTTCCCACACCTTGCCGCTGCCCCAGGTCTTAGTCATCGGGCGGGCCAAGGCCCAGAAGCCGTAGAGGAAACCCGTCTCAGTTGTGTGCAGGTATGTCATCCCTCTCCAATCCCTCTCCACCGCCCAATCTCCCAGTCGCAGACGGCGAGGCCGGTGCGAAGGTGGGCATCAAGTGCTGCGTTTGCCCTCTTTAAGATGGCGCCAAGGACATCTTCCTTGAACCCTTCCGGCGGTATCTCGTCTATCATGCAGACTGGCCCCCAGGCTGCACCAGATGCCCCAGAATCGCTTGCGGGTGCCGAGGTGGTGTCCTCGGTAGGGTTGGCCCGTCTGCGTGGCCTGTGCCGCTTGTGGGGCCGGACGGTGACGGTATCCGGGTCTAGGTCGTCGTATATCTCCTTGATCTCGGCCTCAAGCTCCCGATGCAGCGCATCCTGCAACTCCAGATGCTCCCTCGCCAGTTCCTCGATGATGGCGATGGCGTTGTCAAACGCTTCCTCGGCATCGGTGCAGGCGATTATCAGGTTGTGGTGCAGGGAGTCTAGGTAGTCGAACGCTGCCTGCCGTTCCTCATACCGCATCTGCCAATACTCGGCGGCGGTGCCGACTGAGACGGTGGTGACGCGGGTGAGCCACATGCAACCCTGGCAGCAAGCCCACTTCGGCTCTTCCCCGCAAGGGGCCATTCCCTTCGTCAAGGTGCAGATCACTTTTGGCATGGGGGAGCCTCATACTTCGGGCAATCCTTGGACGACTGGGCCATCATCACTGAAACCGGCATCACTGGGCAGACTGTCCACTTCCCTTCGACGCTCCGCTCCTTGTCGTAGTGGGCGCAGGACTTGCATCTCTCCATATCCCTACTCCTTCCCGTCCTGCCAGCGGAGGATGCGGTACTCACAATCGTCTCGGAACCGCCAAGTAGCCAGGGCCTTCTCTGCCTGTGCTTTGGTCATCATCGTCCCTAGCATCCAACCCGCGTTCCCGCTTGGTGTGCCGTTTTTCCTCTTGGGCATCGCCATGACGAACCAGTCCCTCTCCTCTGGCTTGACGGGGATGCAGCGGGCGTCCTGCATACACGGCTCACCGCATCCCTTGTTCTTCTCGTGTCTTGATCTATGGACACAGGGCTTGTGACTGACACACTCCCCCGCCTTCTCGCAGATGTACCTTTGTGACCTTAGTTCCTCGATATACCCAATCCCTAACTCCATCACCTTCTCCCTCACCGGCTCCACGATGGGGGTCAACTCATGGACAAAGAACAAGCCACGTCGCCCGTCGTCCAGCCGCACGTCATACAGAACCACGCCAGTTCTTTCGACCACACCCTCGCCCATTGCGGCCTTGACCTTCATCCCTACTCGCAGTTCCATTACCTCTTGCCTCCTTTCCTCATGCTGTCACCGGCGCCCATCGCCATATCAACCAGAAGTCGCCTCCCGCTGCCCATATCCTCATCGGTGGCGGGAGTGGCCCGTAGCACCTGTATTTCCAGGTCTGACTCGCGTCCTGCCATATCACTTCTTCCTCCTGTTCCTGTCGCCCTTCTTCTTCGCTCGCTTCGCCTCGTAGCGGCGCTGGTAGCGGTTCATCTTGAGTCCCCGAATGGGTTGCTTGGATTCATAAAATGCACACCCCTTTCCAGCCAGAATGTCCACTCTTTATCGTTGGGGTTTTTACTAGGGTCCACGGGTGTCTTGGCCTTGACCACCTTGAGTTTGAATGTCCCGTTAGATTCGGTATCCAAGGCCATGTAGAGTTGCGCCCTTCCCCTAAGCATGAATCCGCCAAAGGCGTCGTCCCGGCCCTTGGGCTTTTGGAGAGCTATCAGGCAGAAGCCACCGCGAAGCCTTCTCCAGATGGCGTCTACCTGGCTCTGAAGGGTGTAGACCTCTTGAGGAATGGGGAGGTAGTCGATTACCGATATGGCATCCGGGTTGATTACATCGTCAAACTGGTGGTCCCTCTGATACACCTTCCAAGGCGGCGGGACGGTCTCTCCTATTGTCCTGAGCCTTCGGGCGTAGAGTTGAGGCCCCGACTCATTATCGAAGGCCACCAACCTCTGCCCAAGCCCTTTGTTCAACTCACAGAACTGCATACAGAAGGCCGACTTCCCGGCGTTGGAACTGCCCGAGATTATCCCGATACCGGGGGCGAACACATGGCAATACTTGTGCAGATCAAGGGGCCAGAGAATAGGCAGAGGCTCCCCGTCAGCCTTGCCCCAGTCCATCTCCTCCAGTTGAATGTCAACCCTCTCGAATACCCCATCTCGGCGTCCGCGTCGAAGTACCCCCTCCTTTACCATCCGGCCAAGTATCTGGCGAAGGTTGTCCTTGGCAGACCTACTCTCTATTTCAAAGTGCCGCCGAATCTGGTCGGTGGTAAACTCGCCCTCTGCCGACAGGACATAAGGTTCGATAATTGTCCGCGTCAACTCGGGTCTGTCACGGTTGTCACGATCTGTCACAGTTGTCACACTCCAAGCGTGGGTTGTCACGGTTTAATACGCTTTGTCGCGGTTTGGTCACGGTTTGGTCACGGCGCGTCACGCGGTTTCCCCCCATGGAGTCCCCACGCGCGGGCGCGACTAGAATTACCGAGTTACGTAGTACCGTTATCATTCGTCCTCCTTAGGAGTTACGTGGAGGTACGTCTTTGGAAGGAGATGGGAAAATGACTTGGCGTGTTTCTTTAAGAACTGGCAATTCATACAAAGAGTTTGGTATCCTTCGGGGAAACCTCGCCTCTTTAGCCAACAATAGAATTGGTTACCACCAGCTATGCCGTTTTCCCTTCGTTCCTCATTACCACCATCATTCACATGGTCAACGGATAAGCATCCGGCCCTAGTCTCTCCGCAGTGAACGCAGACAGCCATACCTTTGCCGTAATGCGTCAATACCTCCATCTTGAGTTTCCAGTAGGCGCGTTCCCTGCACAGGGCCAACTTCTCAGGATGGCGCAATCTCCATGCTTTATGATTCGCCTTCACCCCTCCGGGGTTCACGCGCCTTCGCCGTGCCTGGTAGCTCTCCTGTAGTTCCATCTAGTAACTCTCCTTGCGGCGTCTCTTTTGAAGATGAATAAGGGAAGTACGGAGGGTTACGGTATCTTCCCTCAATTCACCTAACTCTCTAAGTACCCTGTCCATCTGAGAGGAAGGTATTGGAGTGATAGACTGGTATTCTGCTAACCTTCTTTCTAGGGATTCGATTCTTTCTTTGGAAGACATCAGATCCTCAATCGGCAGAGACAACGCATGACAACCTTCAACGGTGTGCCCCGCCCAACACCTCCCCCCTGAGAGGTTCCCGCAAGTTTTAGTACAAGGCCCCTCAAACTGTCTCGGGCAATACTCAGGCATCACCCCTCCCTTATTCCGTGAAATTGTGAGTGGCACCTTCCGCAGACAACGGCCAGGTCATCATCGGTGTAGACCCTCCTTGTGCCGCCCATCTGCCTCAATTCCAGGTGGTGAATGGCTAACCCGCGCCAATCGGGTAGGCCGCCACAGATCATGCAGCGGCCCCCCGACCTCTCCATGAGCCGCGCCCTTTGCTCGCTATCCGGTGCCCGCTTCATAGGCTTCCCCCTTTCTCTGGGCGCGGCTAGATTCCCCTTCGATATGATCCGTAGTCGTGCAGCCACTCCCGGCGGGCGGCGTACTGGTCGTCCGGGGAGAGTCGCCTGTAGTCTCCGGGCGTCGTGATGTACTTGATCCATTCCTCGAAAGGCTCGCAGTTGCCCTCAATGGTGCAAATGCCCATTTCGTCCCGCTCATGCTGGCAATTGGTGCAAGGATCGGTCACAGGATGCCTCCTGGTTCGCGCCAGATAGGCCCTAGAAGGCCCGTTGGGGCCTTCCCCCTACCGTTCCCTTGGTTACCCATCCAACCCCACCATTTTGCAGTTAAAGGCGTATGCCTTGGCCCACTCTGCGTAGAGTTGGTCTTTGTCGGTGAACATCCCGAACTGCGCCATCTTGCCCACGACCGTAGCCGTGGCCGTGTTGCAGTTGAGCTTGGCGATCCAGACATCTTTATCGGACATCTTGGGCGCGTCCAGCCCTGCCATCTCGGACTCAGAGGGTACGGGGATGATGTTCAACTCCTTGATGTTCCGGTCTCCGTAGTCGTTCTTTTCAAAACGGATCGAACACCATTTCCCGTCGGAGTTCTTCAACTTCCCCGCCCACTCTCGGGAGAACCCCTTGTATTCCTCTCCCAGGACACGGACCATAACTAACTCATACTTCTGCCCGGTCTTCTTTGAGGTCACAGTCTTAGACTGAACCTCCTCGATCATGCCCTTTACTTCTTCCATCAAACCTCCTTCATTCACCCTGGCCCGGCTGAGGCCCGCCGGTCCCAACCGAGCCAGGAGGGGACGAAAGGCTACCTAAGCCCGAAAGCAACCCCAATCAACACCAGGGAAACGAATCCCCACCAAAACGCACCCTTTATGACCATGACGTTTCACTCCAGACCCCGAAGGCCCACACTCCGAAGTAGTCCCACTCCAGGGGGTAGTCGTTCTGGTAACGCTCCCACCAATCACGGGACAGGAGACGCCGCAGTAAGCCCTTAACCGTCATTGGATTCATTTCGCCTCCTTGATTCGGCTCTCGCAAGCCTTAATAAGTTCCTCGCACTCTGCCTTGCCCAGGCCGTGTATGTCGATGCTCGTCCCTATCGTGGTGTATTGCGTCATGGTTACCAGCCGGTCCTCTAGGGCGATCATCAAACAACCGGGTACGTCCGAACAGAACCGGGCCTCAAACTTGCTCATCCTTCCTCCTTTGGTCATTTCGTGGTATGTGTTTCCACGTTTCCCCCTCCTTGATGTGGCGTATACACCGGCGGGATACGCCGTACTGCTCCGCGATCCTCCTGAGGCTCCATCCCCAATCAATTAGGGTGAGGACCATGTAAACCTCTCCCTCGCGCAACTTGGCAGTCCCCGCCCTCTCCCCAAACACAACCCCAGGCTTGCCCTTGAGGTGGGTACGGGCGTGATCGGCCAAAGTGGTTATCTCTAGGTTCTCCAGGCGGTTGTCCCGGCAATCACCGTTGATGTGGTGGATGATCTCTTCCCGGCCCAACTTTCGGCCTAGCGCCTTCTCCACTATCAAGCGGTGCTCATCCCTGGTAGCACCAGGCCCCAACCTGATGCGGTGGTAGGCGTAGGTCATTTCAGGTACATCTCCATGAACGAGGCAAACTGCTTCTCATGGCTTTTCCCGAACTCCATCAGGCCCCTCAGTACGTCACCCTCCGAGAGATAACCAGACTTAAAGGGCTTCAAAAGGTTGCGCAACTGTTCGAGGGCTTCACATTGAGGATCGGTGTAGAGGGCCGTTTTAACTGTCAGGTGGCCAAGCGTTTTTCTCATTCTTTCCTCCTGTAACGCAAGAAAAGTAACATATCCGCAACACCTTGTCAATAGGTTTGGGGCCAGTTTTATCACATTAACGCAACAATATTAGCTTTCGGTGCATTGTGACAATCTTGTGACAAGCGTGGACTGCTTGACAAACCTATGTGTTTTGGTATAATCACTTTAGTTAGGTGAGGAAGGAGTCCAGCGCCAGTGTTAGTTGAGGAACTATGCGTTGCGACCGGGCTGGCTAATAGGAAAACGAAAGAATATCTAAGGAGAGAGGGACCAAGAATGGGGAGCATAGGGGAGAGGCTGACAAACGAGATGAGCAGGCAGGGAGTGAAGGTGGCGGAGTTGTCGCAGAAAACTGGCGTACACGAGGTTACTATCCGGCGAATAATGAGCGGGGCTGTGGAAGACCCTGGCATAATGACTGTCGCGGCATTAGCCAAGGGGTTGGGCCGGTCGGTGGACTTCCTGGTGTGGGAGGTTGCGCCTAACGATCCTCAGATGCTAGAGGTGATTGAGTTCTTCACTTTACGGTGGCCGTCTTTGACGGAGGACGACAAGGTGCAGATCAACAAACTCTTGAGGCTGATGCTGATGAAAAGCCAAGTGTCCGGGCTGGCCTAGTGGGGGTCGCGTCTGTCTTACACACAGAAGGCCATCCGTCCGAATCGGATACCGCCCATGTAACCCTTGTCGTGAGTAAGAATCGAGTCTGAAACCTTCTGTAGTACAAGAAATGACTAGAAAACAAACACAGAGCAACCTTCTGTTGGCATCCGTCCTACGGGACTTCATTAGTTCCAAGGAACGGCAGGGTTCCAGCCCCAGGACCATAGAAAACTATCGCCTCTCCTTGGCCCCGTTTCAAACCTTCATGGGTGACGTGACCTTGAAAGCCGTGACCACTCAAACGCTATCGGCCTACCTGGACGAGTCGGCCAAACGCAAGCCATTAAGGGCAGACTGGACCGGCAATACGGCCCGCCGGAGAAGGTACGACGTATTACGAACCTTCCTCAACTACTGCGTTTGGATGGGGTACTTTGAGTTGTCGCCTTTGAAGGACAAGCCGCCCCGAGAGCCAACGCGAATCATTGTGCCGTTCACCCCTGAGGAAGTGCAGAAGATGGTTGCCTCTTGTGGGCGCAACGCCTACCGTGACAAGGCCATCATCATGGTGCTGTGTGATTCGGGAATCAGGCTTAACGAGTTGTCACAAATGAGGCGGGCGGACATTGATTGGCAAGAGGGTTCGGCCCACATCCACGGCAAGGGGGCCAAGCAAAGGCGCGTCCCATTGTCGCCGACCACCCTCCGGTATGTGGATCGGTATGCTAAAGGAGATTCCCTCTGGCTCTCAGAGGAGGGGCACCCCTTAACAAGATCGGGTTGCCAGCAGATAATCAGGCGCATCTCCAAGACGGCGCTAGGGCGCACATACGGGCCTCACAAGTTCAGGCATACGGCAGCTTGCGCCTACTTGATGTCAGGCATGTCCGTTTCGGATCTCGCCACCATGCTAGGCCACGCATCTCAACGAATGGCCCTACAGTACGCGGAGTACGTAAGGGAACGCCACGCGATCCAAGAGGCTAAACGCTTCAGTTATGTCGAGAAATATCTAAAGGGGGGAACATGAAGATACCAGGATTGCCAATCGGAATCAGGTTGCCTTGGATACTCACCATACCCATTCTGATCGTCTACGGGATTGGATTGGGCATCATGTGGGTCATAGACCGGATTATAAAGTCGGGGAAGAAGCCCCCCGTGGCCTAGTTTGCCTTTACCCTACCTGGCCTAAAACGCCCATTAGAAAAGCGGCCTGACCGATCCCTTGGTCAAGCCGCCATCCATGCCTTACAGGTCACTACAGCGCGTCACGGGGGCATTAGGCGTGTTCTACCCCCTAAGTTGCCTTGCCTTTGTTAGTAGGGCCTTTGTCCCAACGACTTGCGCCCCGTACCATTCGGCGAATCCCGCATCACTGCCATACTTCTCAATCCACAACGCCCTGTACTTCACCCAAGCCTCTAGCAGTTCCTTCAATGCCGGTATCATCAGCCCCTCCTTTGCCTTTATCCCTCTTGGCCTACGTATTCTTGACCCGCTCGTCGTTGCTTGAGGTAGCTCCGCACTTGCGACATCTCCAGACCTGTCTCCAGTTGTAACCACTCTTTCTGCGAGATCCTGGCGACGTGACCCAATCGTGCTTCTCACCCTTCTCATTGCATGGCGTTATTCGACCGATGATTCCCATGTTACCTCCCTTCCCCGTCATACATCCTGTCACTCAGCTTCGATCGTTGCGTCTTGCTCATCCGCAGTAGTGTTTCAGCCAGGGCAACGCCATCCGTGTCTCCCTTTTCTCGGCAGCGGTCAAGGCAATATAGGATGTGCCCGTCACATACATTCCCCTCGTCAAGGACGATGTGTAGGTTGCCCCCTACGCCATTTCCGGGCTTGGCGACGTAGGCCCACATCATCGGCAGGACTTCGGGCAACGTGGGCTTGCGGTACAGTTCCATCATGCCCTCCCTTCAGCCGTGGCGATTGCGCTCCACCCGCACCAGCACTCCCCTCGTTCCGTCTCTTCCCAATGGTGGCCTTCGCTGCATGAGTACTGCGTCCTGGTTGTGTTCCTATCGTGGTTGTGATACTTCCCATCCTCATCATAGAATGGCGGGCAGAATAACTGTGTCCGACGGGATGCCCCAGGGTAAACCTTACTTCGTTTCCCTTCGGTCCGACATTCTGGACAAATCATGTTAGCCCCCCTTATCCTACTTAGCCCGCTGAATCTCTCGCACTCTCAGTTGTGACTCGTCGCAGTCCAGCTGCTTTGCCAGTATGGGTAGCATCTCAGCCGCTTCCTCCTCAGTCTCAAACTCGTTTTCCGTTCTGCCCACTGCGTCAGCCTGCCATACCCCATCAACGAATCCCTGTATTTCCCACATTCCATTTCCTCCTAAAATCGAATCCTTCATAATAACCTCCCTTTATCCTTCCTGGCCTAACCCCAAGGATGCATCGAGTTGAGTTGGATTCTTACGGCCTGTGCACCCATACATGATAGCCCCCCGCGCTCTGGCTCATTCCCATACCCGCCATTGCGGAGGTATGAGACGTAGGCATTGGCGTACTCTCGCTTCTGCTTGTTCCGAATCCCATTGGTGTACTTGTAAATCTCCGCTAGTTTCTCTGGCTGGATCATTCTATTTCCCTCCTTAGACTGTCTACCAGTCCCAGGGGCCAATCAGGTTAGCCCCAGGCAGTGTTAGACCTCTAGGGCCTTGAGTACGATGTGACCCTGTGGCATCTGTAAACCCTCAGCGTGTTCGGTCGTATGCCAGCCCGGTATGTTGTAGTACTCGCCTAGATACTTGCCAGCGATCATCTTGTCACCGATAAGCCATGCTACCCGATCATTGGTTAGATATGCCTTGCCCTCTCCAGCGAACCCCTTGACCTCAACCGGCGGCGTCTGTTCTGCGTATGCTATCTTAGCCTTAGCCGCTGCTATCTTGTCCAGTCTGGCAGATGTCGTATCCGCAACCTCCCACTTGCCCCGGCGGCTCGTCACAGTGACCACTTCGCAAGGTTTCACTGTATGGGGTATAGCCCCCAAGGGCTTCTGCCGTCTTTCAACCCGGAACCTCAGCCCCTCAAACTCAGCCTTGAAATAGTCCATGCTGCGTCCATGAATAGCCTTGGTCCGGTCTGCCGTAGTCTCGGGCATCTCCTGGCCTATCACCTTGCAAGCCACGTACTGCCATTGCTTTTCAACCTTGACCTGAAGTGCCGGGCGATCCTCTTTCACCATCATTTTGCTTCCCTCCTCGCTTTCTAACTTCTCCTAGCATATCACGCTTGATTTGCGCTTGTCAAGTCGTAGTTGAGCGCCAGCCAGGTCGAAAGTGCCCACGCTTGGCCCCGAACGACTTTGGCGTATGTCGCATAGTTCAACAGTTTAGGCTTTGAGCGTGGGAAAACGAATCCAGACCAAAGTAGTCGCCTATATTCACGACAAAGGTGATGAAGGTACTTGTGTACTTGTGGTATAATGGTACGTGGATTTCTGTCCTCGCTGTCGCGGCCCGGTGATAGGGGTAAGCTGTCTCTTGTGTGGTTGGGTGGATAACGGCCGAATCCAAGAAGAGACCGTACCCGACCTCCAGATCCCCTACATGGGTAGCCTAACAGTCCTCATTGCAAACACCTTCCATAGTCTTGAAAGCCCCTCGCTGTATGTCTAAAAACGAATCCAATAGACAGATTTCATGATATAGCCCAACGTATTTGAGAGCGTAATGGGTGGAGTAGGTAGTGGCCCTAAGCCAGCGAGTCTCAAGACTCAGCAAGGCCGTAATAGGCTCAACGGCTGCGTGCCCTATGCCTGGCGTACGATCAAGCGTACCTTGGCCTCCTCCGCCGACAGCGACCAAATCCCCTCGCCAAGCACGCTCGCCCTCGCCCAATGGGTCTTGGAGCAAGACATAGGCAAGCCCACGGTTAAATTGAGCGTGGATCAGCGCACAACCCTCTCCCTGGACCCTACGGCGTACCTTGAAGCGTTAGAGAAGGCCCGTTTGATATCAACTGAATGGCAGCTTGAGCGTGGAGAGGATACGCCCACGAGGGAAGTGTCGCATGCCCCCGGTAATCCGGTTGACATAACAGAGTAGTTTGTGAGGCGTTTCGGTAACGTGCATGTTAACGAACCATACATAATGACAGACGGTTGTAGAGGCAGAGACCGGCACCAGGAGATCGTTGACTGGTTGCGCTTCGACCTGCCTCCGATCCTGCGCGAGCTGGCACTTGGCGTTTACGTAGGCCCGGAGGTCACGTACCACGACAACTCTAATGGGGGCCAGATCCCTGACGGGATGCTCATATTCAATGACGCTCCACTCGTGCTTGAGGTCGGCGATTGCCAGGTGGGCAAATGGCCCGACTATGCCGTTCTTCACATTGGCTTTGATGGCACAGTCAACGTGGTCAACCCTGAGAAGTGCAGCGCAACGTACGCTGTGCGTGACGTAGTCTCTGAGAGTATGAGCGTCACTCTCAACGCAGAGGCTATAGAGTGATGCGCTCGTGTGCGTGCCTGGGTCTGCCTGAGTGAGGGAAGTGGGAAGGGTTGGCGGTCGCCTCGTTACGTATAGTAAGGTGGCCTCTCGAAAATTTAAGTCTCACGAAGGGGGAACTTAACATAATGCCACTAACAGGTGAAGCCAAGCGAAAGTACGACCGGGAGCACAAGCGCAAGAAGCGCGGTACGACAAAACCGGACGAAGGTACGACGAATGTCGCACCAAGTCGTACCGAACTGATGGGGGAGATCGTTGCTTTAAGGGACGAGGTCGCACGGCTGAAGAAGCTTTTGGCCGACAAACCGATGTCCGCGCAAACTCCGCGCCCATTGGGTCCGAAGGAGGTTTACGCCTCGCCCTATTCTAAGGCCGCTCAAGCCTCGTTAAAGGTTCTCCCCGGCAAGGGGCCTCTCTACAGGAGGTTCGGGGAATGAACGAGGCTGATTGGGTTGAGTTCGGCTGCATCATTCTCTTGGCCGTGGCCCTTCTTATCCACCTATTGTGGGGTTCCAAATGACCTACGGTAACGACCTCATCTGGTTTGAGACGGAGCAGTATTTCAAGCACTTCAATCTAGGACTGTGGTTCTACTTTGAGGGGGACTACGGATACCTAGAGATTGGATTCGGCCCTTGGAACCTCACGATTCACATAGGGGGACAGGAATGACCAGATTGAGGCTTCGGCTTATCCGTCTACTGGCAGGAAAAGACCTTGGCGTGGTCCTGAACGCCCGCATCAACGGCAAGGGCGGGGAGTACATGATATACCTCCATTCGGACAGGGCTACGGTTTGCAACTCGGACTTCGACCTTAACCGGTCAGGCAAGGCGTTGGTGGAGTTGGGGTGATGAGTGGGCTTATGTGGCTCTGCTGCCTGATATGCGACGACGACTGTGAGGACTGCCTCTATGACTGACGAGGGGACTACCCTGACGGACGAACATATCAGGGCGGCGATGGAAGCGATACAGGACAGTCCGTGGTTCCCGACGTACATAGCCCCTAGATGGGCCTGGGAAGATTGCGTGGCTCAGGGGATTATCAGCCCCAACGACCAGACATGGATACCTTACGACTAAGGGGGGTGGCTATGAAGTGGTGTCCTATCCTGACAGCGGCCCGTCTGGTGGAAGGCGAATCCAAGAAGATCGCTATTCTAGACTCGATTTGCGACGACCCCAACTGCCAGTTCTGGGAGATATGCCACTCAATGAGGAAGATTGACTATACCCAAAGCAATTCAACCCAAACTTGTACAGTTAATGGCTGAGTTCGACCCGCGCCAACTCTTAACCGTTGATTTGTACATCCATTGGAAAGACAACCAGTGGGTACACGCTGACGAGGTATTCGGACTGAACTAAGGGGGCTTATGCACGAACATCATCATTGCGAATGTAAGCACGAAACCATCCGGTTCTGTAAGCGGTGCCAGCGACCCTACTGCGCCGACTGCGGACAGGAGTGGTTCGACAAGTGTACGCAGAGCCACTACTACCCTTGGTATTGTGGTTCGACCTACACCACGACCCCGTTGACGGACACAATAATCACAAGTGGAGCCAACACGGCCCACAACACGGACGATTGTTCCACGGTCACGAACGTGGGCTGTAGCCACGGGTACGTCTAGGAGAAGCGTTGACCGACCAAGAAATCCTCATCGAACTGAAGCTCTGCCAGGACGACTTCACGTACTGGCTGACAACCTACGCCCGCATCATCGAACCTCCCACAAGGGAGAACGTGGGCGGGGTCATCAAGTTCGCCCCGTGGCAGAACGTCAAGGAGTCCATCTACGCCTTTCAGCATTATCGCCAGATCGTCATTATCAAGTCCCGGCAGATCGGCGAGTCCTACATCGTCGCGGCCTGGTGTTTGTGGAACGCCCTGTTTAAGTCGGGTGACATCTCTCTCCTGTTCTCAAGGGGCGAAACCGAGGCTATGGAACTTCTGGCGAAGTGCAGACGGATGTACGACCAACTCCCTCCCTGGATGAGATTAAAGCTGAACCCCGACTCCAAGACTGAACTAGGCTTCCCCGACAGGCACTCGACCATCAAGGCGTTCGCGGCCACTGAAAGCGCCGGGGTGTCCTTCACCGCTTCGCGGATCATCAGTGACGAGTGGCCCTACCATCCCTACGCCGAGGCCAATTACCTGAACGCCAAGCCCTGTATCGAGGCCGGTGGGCAGTTCATCGGACTGGGGACGGTTGACAAGCTGCACCCCGATAATCTCGCGACAAAGATATTCCTGGGCGCTCCGGGCAACGGGTTCTTCCCGATGTTCTTCCCCTACACCGTAAGGCCGGGCCGGGACCAGAAGTGGTACGACGAGATGAAGGCGTCCATTCCTGCCGACGAACTCCAAGGCTTGACCCCGGAACTCTACTGCGAGCAGAACTACCCCCGTTCAATCGACGAGGCCCTGCGCGCTACACAAACTGTCGCGGCGGTGGATTTGAAGGTTTTGGATGAGATGAAGCGGCGGTGTACCGCCCCGGTTTCCGTGCAGGGCCTCGATCCCCTTATTATCAAAATCTGGAAACCCTACCAAGTTGGTAATGTATACGTCGCCGCCTCTGATACTTCGCACGGGGTCGGGAAAGATTACAACGCAACCGTCGTGATGAACGTCCGAACGGGGGAGATCGTCGCGGACATCTTCAACAACACCATGAAGCCGGACGACTTCGCCTTCTACTCCGTTGAACTCCTAAAGCACTATCGCCACCCCAAGTGGTTCATTGAGGACAACGACTGGGGTGCGACCACGATAGACAACGCCCGGAAACTGAACTACCCCAACTTCGGCTACCAGGACAAGGAGCAGAAAAAGATCGGCTGGCACACCGGGAACACGAACCGGACCCTTCTGTTCGCCAACCTGGTGACCGCCTTCAACAACTGGGGCGTCCAGATCCCCCATTACGAAGGTCTGTCTCAGTTCCAATTCCTAATGAGAAACGTCGATTTAGGGGGTCGGATAGAGGCCATGAAGGGCAAGAACGACGACTACCCTACGGCGGTCGCCATTTGTGTCGCCAAGAGTCCCGAGATACTGGAGTCCGTGTCGTATAACTACGGCCCGATCCACACCCTGACCTTCGCGGGGCGAAGATGACCCCATCAGAGGAAGCCATCAACGAAGTCCTGAAGGCCAGGTACGGGCAAGTCTTGGTCAAGATACATGACGGGCGCATAGTGAGGGTGGAGAAAACGGTCTACATAGAACCAAAGTAACGCAGGGCGACTGGCCTACCTGAGCACAGGCGGCACTCGAAAAGGGTGCCGCTCTGTTTTGTGGAGGACTATGAGTGCGATAACCGTTGAAGAAGTCCAAGAGTTAGCCGACCGCAAATTAGCCGAGTACGGCAATATGTACGCGGGCTTCGAGAAGGCCGACATGCTCTATGGCCTGGACTTCAAGGGGAACCTCAACCTCCCCCAGGAGTTCGCCAAGAACGGCGTGGTCCTCCCCACGGCGCGAGACAACGTAGACACCTTTAGTGACTACATCAACATCGACAACGCCCGTGTCTACGTAGACAGGGAAGACGGCAGCGCGGCATCTAAAGAACGGTCTGAGGAATTGAGGAAATTCGGGGCCGGGATGATCTACATGAGCAACGTAAACGCCGCTATCTCTGCCTGGAGGGTGGCGGCGAAGCATTATCCCTTATATGGCGTGGCGTGGCTCAAGACGGTCTACAACGCCGACTTGTGGCCCGACAAGCCCGAGCAGAAGAAGGGTGAGTCCGAAGACGACTATAAGGTTCGGCTGGAGGAGTGGGAAGGCGTCGCCGCCGGGACTCTCCCGATTTCGATAACCGCCGTCAACCCGCAGAACATCATGTTCGATAAGGCCACGACCGGCCAAACGTGGGTGATCGAGACTTACGAAAAGCCCGTATCCGAGATCATGCGGCGGTACAAAAAGTGGATCAACACGGACAAGCAAGGAAAAGCCTACGATTCAGACACTCTTGTTACCTACATTGATTATTGGGACAAGGACTACCGCTGCGTACTGGTGGACGGTCAGGCGGTCCTCAACACCAAAACCGGCGTCGCCAAGCACGGGTACGGCTTCGTGCCGTTCGTCTGCATCGACGCAGGGCTAGGGAACATCACTTCAGACAACGACCTCTCTAAGCGGTTCGTCGGGATCAACAACAAGATAGAGGACGTTCTCTACTCCCAATCAAGGGACTACTCCATACAGGACATCATCATCTCCAAGGGCGGCTTCCCCTCCGGGTTCCTTGAGGGCGAGAACGCCGGGGCCGTGGGGACCATTTCGGTGGGGTACGGCGAGGTGAATAGGCTCCCGCCGGGAGTCAAGTACACCGAAGTCAAGTCTCAGATGGCACCCTCCGAGGTGACCCAACACTATTACACCACCACGGAAATCATCGACGGCCACGCCATCCCCCGGTCTCTAAGGGGCCAAGCCGAGTCCGGCGTCAGGTCCGGCTCCGACAGACGGCAGATGATGGCGGCGGCTCAGTATCGGCTCAGATACTCCGAGATGGCGTTCAAGAACAGAACGGCCCTCGTCTTGAACAACTGCGCCCGATTACTAAAGAAGATCCCCGGCAACGTCACCGTCTGGTCGCACACGCCTTCGGACGAGTTCTACGAC